TTCAGCAATCGCTTCAACGTCTACGTCTTCCATTGAAAACGTTTCGTCGTCAGTCATCGTAATCTCCTTCTTCGAGAGGACCTCTTGATGCTTTCCGTTCTCTCTAATTATATTATACCGGTGATCACTCGAGGAAACAACCGGGTTATTCTGGAGGAAATCACTAACATTGAGGCAGAATACTTAGGTAAAGATGCTACGAACTTGCATTGGTGGTAAATGAACGAACTCGCATAAACGTAGTTTTACATGAGATTTACCGCAGAAACGAAAGGTTTTCCTCCAAACTATTATTATAATCGCTTGTTTTTTCGTCGGTAACTGTTTATGCGTGCATTGGCACGGCGCGTTCGAGACATGTACCCCCCTCATTAAATGTAATAGATGCTTAGATGCGAGCATATCTTATAATAAATACAAGAATAATATATAATATATAAAACGGTTTGGTGATAGATTTATGCATCGCCGTAGCATTACGGATTTTGTAATTAGTTCACTGAATACCCGACGAAGTATGCAATGACTCAATGTTAGTGAAAATGCCGGAATATCACTAACATTAGCTCTTGATATAACTACGAACATGGCTATAATATAATTAGCAAGAGAGCGATGTGGTCTCTTAGTACACACGCCACTAAAGGAGATGCAGTATGGACGCAACAGAAGGATTGACTCCGAAGGTCAAGAAAGTCCTTACTCCCGAAGAGCTCGCCATCAGAAAGGCGAAGCAGACGGAGTACCACAAGAAGTACAATGCCAAGAACACCGAGAAGATCAAGGAGTACCACCAGGCTTACAATGCTGCGAGAACTGAGGCTCACAAGGCCGACAGAGAAGCAGCCAAGGCCGAAGAGGCTCTTAACACCCCAGAAGCCTAGTACTACGAGCCCCCTAAGACGGGGCTTTCTTTATGCGCGCCTGTGGAAGCCAAAGGTAGGAAGAAGTGAAAAACCGCGAAATTCCGCAGGAGTTCAAGTCTTACAAAATTCCCACCTAGCCGCAGTGAATCCTGACAGTTATCAGGCCTGACACCTTAGTTAGTAACACAACTAAGTAGTGTAACAACTTATTCCACTCTAACCCGCCAGACGCCAATCGTTAGCGCAGATAATTAGTGCGTCTATCTAAATATGTTCGCCTGGCGGGGGGAATTCGGAGGTCAAAAAAATGAGCATGGTGTGACCGCCCGGCTAGCCGCCTGCCGCATGCCTCTCTCATCCGGGGAGGGGGTCCTGATCTGATTGTCGCTAGCCTACTTTATCCGGACTAGTGCGGACTTGCTACTCTACTTGCTTCGCTTCGCGTCTTCTGCGATTGCTGCAACCTGGTCGGCTTCGTACTTGATCTCTTGCGGATTCGGGTTGAATATGCTAGTCATGCTTCCTCCTATATACCTGCTAGAACTGCGAGAGCTACTACTACTGCAACTGCCACCCACATTGGTACTCGATCACTCCACTTCATACTACTCACCGCACTGGACCCTGCACACTTCGGGCTCGTTCTTGTAATCGCATCCATCGCACTTGCTACCGTTCGCTTCAGCGTTGATGAGTTCGAGCGCTCTTACTGCTTCGTAGTTGGACAAGACGCGATTCTCCATATTCGTGAGCATCTGCAGTTCCTTCCTGAGCTTCCTAGATAACAACATACCACATCTCCTTGTCGCAGTGGAGGGGAGTCCTACAACTCCCCTCCCTCCCTGCGTACTATCTACTGCTCGTGAATGTCTGGCTTGTAGCCCTGCGGAACGCGACGAGGCCACATTTCGTGATTCTGACCGAAGTCTTCGAAGCTGTCATAGAGCTGATAAGGCGTATCGTCTTCATCGTCGCTCTGCAGTACCAGGATGCTCTCGTACAAGTACCTGACGAAGAGCTTGTTGTATACTCCGAGGTGCTCGTGCTTGAGGATGTACTCGAGGCGCTTCTGGCAGCTATCCATACTCTTCTCGAGCTCGCCTTCTCCAGTCAGCGTAGGAGAACCAGCGATGATCGACTGGATCGTGATCTCCCAAGCCCTGAGCTCTGTATTCAGCATACCGACGTGATTAGCGTATGCTCTACGAACCTTCTGACGAGCTTCGCGCTCCATGTAGAGCTCAATAACTCCCAGACCGCTGTGCTTCGCTGTATACTTCTCAGATGCCTTCATACTTACCTCCTATGTAGGTAGGAGGAGGGCTAGTAGCACCCTCCTCCTCTCTCCTACGGGGTGCTGCTGGTACTACTAGCTCGTACTACTGATTCTTCTTAGCGTCGTTCAAGAGCTTCTTGATAGCTGCGTTACGCTCCTGATGATAAGTCTTGATGTGCTCGGCGTGAGTGAGATTGTACGCTTGATGATAAACGCGACTCTTTTCGATCTGCTCCGGCGTCTTGTCGGTCTGATCTCCAGCGTGCTCGCTGTTGTAAGTCTTGTGGTAAGCAGCGATCTCAGCGGCGTGAGTCTTAGCGTAGTCTTGATGGTACAGCTTGCGCTTCGCGTCTTGAGCTTCGTACTTGGCGATCAGAGCGTCATTACGAACCTGCTGTGCTTCGAGTTCCTTCTTGGTCAAGTCCATTATGACTCCTGGAGCGGAGTTACCGATGGATTCTGGTTCTCCGCTCGGTACTCGTCTTCATTTCCATACTGCGCCCTTCTACCTTGCTCGCTTCATCTACCTCCAGCGCCCATTGCGCTCATTCGAAGTTAGCCAACTAGCTGGCTCGATGGATGAGAATCGCACCCTCACATTAGGATTCTATCTCTCTATCTACCCATGAATTACAAAATTTTTACCCCCCTAGCGTTCGGCCGCTCACCCCCTGAAAGTTTTTCGCATACTTCCAGTCGAGATTAATATAATTACACCGCTAACATTTTGCCTGGGTTTGCACCCGTGCATTACGTTGTAAATGAGCTATAATGAATATAGGCAATCAGTAGAGGAGCTACAGATGAGACGAGGCCCGCACGACATTGATTGGGTAGGAATCCGGCAGGAGTACATCGAGACTCTGCCAAAGATGACACAGCAAGTACTCGCCAAGAAGCATGACATCCATCCGAACATGATCAGTGCGAAAGCTGTCGAAGAGCACTGGGACCTCCTCCGTGAACGGTATATCACGCGTCTAATGGAGATGCGCGAAGACCGGAAAGCTGAGACTGTCGCTACCGAGGGGGCTAGCTGGGATAGCGCGTGTTTGGAGGCTGCAAAGAAGCTGCTGGAGCTGGCTGTTGCTGAACTTGAAGGCGCTGCTGCTAAGGATGGACATCCTGCAATCGCTCCGATGCGTACGAAGGAAGTTGCTTCCAGCATCAAAGTTGCTCAGGATGTGGGAAGGGCAGCGTTGGGTGACACACTCAATAAGGGTGATGACGTTAAGATCATAATCGAGTCGTTACTAATGCCTTTGGCAGGGAAGGAAGCCGCACTACAGCGAATTACGGCCGAGGCCAATAGCGGCCTGGCTAGCGCATCAACCACTGTGACATCGGCGCTTGTGCCGGTAAAGGATCCCAATGACAACGCATGATGAGACTGCAGCAATTTTGACGATCATCGACGCAGCCAACTTTTCGGCATCCGGCAAGAAGTCTGTTGCCGCGTGGTTAAGACGCCAAGCGAATAAGTTAGAACGTCAAAATAAGGTTATGAGTAAGAGGTATCGCGCTAGGTACATCTACCAGGAGGCGGATGGATGTCAGGATTGCTGACTCCATCAATCCGTCTTACATAGCAGATCTGTTTCAGAACCATGATCGTCTGTTAGCGGTACGCGGAGGAGCAGCAGCAGGTAAGTCGTGGGCAGTCAGTCAGAAGATTGTACTACGCATGTTACTGTACGATCACGAGCGCATTCTAGTTTGCAGGAAAACGATGCCGGCACTGAAGTTGACGTGCCTGAAGATGATCGAAGACTGTTTGAAAGTGTGGCACATCCCGTATGACTTCAATCGGGAAGATATGATTCTGAGATGCAGGACTTCGGAAATCATTTTTATGTCGGTTGTTAATACGACAGGAGCTCCCGCAGAACGTCTTAAGTCGCTTACAGACATCACAGCGGTGTGGGTTGAAGAGGCCACTGAGTTGTCTGAGATGGAGATGCGTCAGATCATCCTTCGAATGAGGGGACCTGAGCTTAAGAATGGAAGTTACTACCAGCTGATCGTGACATTCAACCCGATCGATGCCGGGCATTGGCTTCATAAGTGGCTTGAAGTTACGCACCAAATGACTGACATCAAGAAGACGTATCACGACAACAATTTCTTGGATGCGGATTACAAGCAGTCGCTGGAAGACCTGAAGAATCAGGATATGAATACGTACCGAGTGTATTGCCTCGGTGACTGGGGAGCGTTAGAGAATGTCATCTACACGCGTTGGGCAATCGAAGAGTTCAACTATCCACAGTCCTACTACGAGAAGACTTTCGCCGGCCTTGACTTCGGATTTGAGCACCCTTCGGCGTGGGTCCCGATCGGGCAAGCTGGAAACGATATCTACCTCCCGGACGAAATCTACCAGACGAAGTTAACTAACCCGGAGCTGATCGAATTAGTACAGGCTCACCAGCTAACGTTAGGTTGGACAGATATACCGTCCGTAGCTGATAACGCAGAGCCAGCACGTATTGAGGAGTTCATCAAGAGCGGCTTCATAATGTATGACGCGTTGAAGGATGTGATTGACGGTATCAGTTACTGCCAGAAGTTCACAGTCCATATAAGTTCGAATTGTCCGAACGGTATTAAGGAACTGCAGTCGTACAAGCGTAGAATTGACCGCAATGGTATCGTCCTCGAAGAGCCGGTTAAATGGTTAGACCACTTCGTCGATGCGTGGAGGTACGGCATGTATACGTTCTTAAGGCAGGGTGGTTTAGGTGGCTGGAACGTCTAACATGAGAACCCCCGAAGAAGACAAAGCTTGGCGTGCGGCTTATAATAAGTGGCATCATAAGGTGTATAATGATGCCCATCCCGAGGAGAAGAAAGCACGTGACGCAAAGTATGGCGCTATTTATTGCGCAAGACATCCTGAAATACATGCAGCTGCTCATATCAAACGTCAAAACGGCTTGGGTTACAACGCACTGAACTCTTGGTTCGAAGGCAGTAATGGGCATCACATCAACCTGAATGATGTTATTCATATTCCGGAGGGGCTGCATCATAGTGTTGCCCACAATGTCTTTACAGGAGCTAACATGGCAACCATCAATCTCTTAGCCGGGGCATATTATACAGAGGGATGGACATGATACCAGCAGTCTATAGTGGGATACTACAGAACGCAGTCGCAACAAGCTATGCGGCTATGGTTCTTCAAGGAGTGAAAGCTGCCAAGGATAGGATTCACGAGTATCAAGATTGGTATGCCGGAACTCAAGTTATTAAGATACCAGAAAAGATGGCCCACGAACTTCAAGACCTGGGACTCAAGAGTAACTTTGCGGTCTCGATCGTCGACGTTATGTGCGGCAAGCTTGACTTAAAAGCGGTTTCAACGCCTCTAGCCTCGCTGCAAGCAATCATAGAGGATGAGTACGAACGAAACGAGCTCGAGCAGCAGAGCACGGCAATTCACGCCGAAGCTGCCATCTGTGGAGACGCGTACGTGCTTGTCTGGCCGGAATATGACATGTTCGGGATGCCAACCGGCCACTCTCTGGTCCGACTACTACAGACAGAAGATGTGGACCTAACGTACGATCCCAAGGATCTGCTCCATCCGATACAGGCAGTACGAATTTGGGTGGAGCCTAGTGAGGATAAGATTGTGCACCGGCGCGATATTATGACGCGGTTTACAGTCGTAAGAGAAATAGCGGGCAGTGAAGCGGATTCTGAATGGTTGCCTTTTACAGGAGATGGACTTCCTGCAGAGGTTCCTAATCCGCTAGGAGAGGTCCCGATCATTCACTTCCGGATGAAATTCGATCCTTTGAACAAGCCGTTTGGTATGAGTCAGCTTGAAGCGGCTATTGCTCCTATGAAAGACATCAACGGACTCATCTTGATGGGTATGGAGCGTGCCAAGTACAACGCAGGACAGCAAACAGTTATCACAGGAGTTGACTGGGACTTGTTCTTGAAGAAGTTTCCCGCGGGATTGGATCGCAGTCCTGACTCCGCTCACGTGTGGCAGAACTCAGCCGCTAAGGAGTTTGCCATTCCTGGCGATATGTTAACTCCATTCATCGAGCTTAAGAATAATAGAATCGCAGACCTCGCTACTGCAACTGCGACACCTATGCACTACTTGGACCCCAAGAGTCAGACATTGAGTGGTGTTGCATTGCAGGAGATTGACATAGCAATGCAGAACAAGGTCACAATGGCGCAAACCCTAATGAGTAATGCTTATCGTCAGGTGTTTGTGCTTGTTGCGAAGATTAGAGGGGCTACTCTCGCCCCCATTACGGTGTTGTGGGAGGAGCCGTATAAGGCCGAATCAGCTGCTGCAGACGCTTTGTTAGTCAAAGACAAGCTGATGGCGCGCGAAACCTTCCTTAGGAATCGCGGATTGTCGGATACGGAGATCAAGAAGGAACTTGAGCTGATTGACGCATATGCGCAGGCTCAAGCTGATACAGCGTTAGCGCAGGCGCAAGCATCAGTACAAGCATCTACACCAGCAAATTCGCAGCCGCCGGCGAGACAGGCGCAAAAAGGAGCTAATCCATGAATACCCACAAGTACTATGATCTTAAAGATGGCGTAGGCGATCCTGAACCGAAAACACCTGAAGTACCCGAGAAGAAAATCGAAGCCCCTGCACCCGAGAAGAAGACTGACGCACCCGTCATTATGATTCCGAAACCTCGTTTCGACGAGATTGACACTCGGATGAAGGATGCTGAGCGGAAGCTAGCTGAGCGTGATAAGACCGATGAGGAAGCTCGAGTTGCAGCCCTCAAGAAGAAGGGCGAATACGAAACGCTTGCTCTGGAAGCGAACGCGAAGCTTGCAGCTGTTCAACAGTCGCTTAAGGACCGCGACATCAAGAATGCGGTCTACATCGAGGCAGTCAAGGTTAACTGCATTGATCCCGAAGCTGCGTTTCAATTGATGGACAAGGCTAAGGTCACTGTAGACGATTCTGGGGCGGTGGTTGGAGTGGCGGAAGCTGTGGCCGCACTACTTGTGGCTAGGCCTTACCTCGTAAAGACGGCCGGCGGTCAAGGATACAATATGAGCGCCGGAGGTTCGCCGCGTGAAGCGACTGCCGATGACATCAGCAAGATGTCGATGGTGCAGTATAACCAGTACATCAAGGAGCATCCAGAGCTTGTAGGCTAGGAGGCCTTAAATGCCAAACGTAATCCTCACTCCCAGCGTCATTGCGCATGAAGCACTACGCACGCTGGTCAACACTATGGTGATGGGAAGACTCGTTCGTCATGATTGCCCCGCACCGGGCGAGTATCATAACGTCGGAGACACTATCACTGTTCGGCGCCCTACAGTATTCACTGTGGGCGATGCAATTGGAATGTCCCCTCAGGACATTAACGAGAAGGGTCTGCCGGTCACTATCGACAAGCATCGCGGACTCAGCTTTGCTTTGACAGCGAAAGAAGCCGCCCTGACTCTTCGAGAGTATCGGGAGAAGTTCATTGCACCCGCAATGGATGCACTCGCACAGGATATCGACTACACTCTGTGCGGCCTGGCTGCATATCTTCCGTACTACTCGACTCAGACCGCCGGTACGGTCAAGATCGACGACATTGCCAATCTTGCCGCCGCACTGACAATGAGCAAGGTTCCCCTCACCAATCGTAACCTTGTGCTTGACCCCCTCTCGGCAGCCAAGTATAAGGTGCTTCCAGCTATTCTGGATGCATCTCAGAAGGGTGATGCACGGACTATCAATACCAACGAAGTCGGCAACCTTCTGGGCTTCAACACTTGGGAGACCCAGAACGTTCACGTCGCTGGAACGGCAGTCGGGTCCATGTCGAACGCCTCTACTCCTGCGGTTGTTTCAGTTGGGGCAGAGTCAATGCTTCTAACTGACACCGACGCTACTCCTGGTCTTCTTCCTGCAGGTACTCTCTTCACCATCGCAGGAGACACTCAGGTCTATTCGCTCAACAGAGATGCGATTCAGACCGCGACAGGCTGTATCATCTATTTCAGCCCTGGCCTGAAGGTTGCTATTGCTACCGCTCAGGTTGTCACTGTTGGCTCTGTTATCGGAGACGGCAAGTCCGAGAACATGGCATTCCACAAGGAGTGCTTCACACTCGTGACGATTGCTCCTGCCACTCCTATCTCAGTTCCTTCAGAGGTTCTGACGCTGGATGGCGTGACCATTCGTGTTACGTACGATTGGGATCGTACCAATCTACGCGATGTGGTCTCATTCGACTGTATGTGGGGTTGCCGCTGCCTTGATCCGGAGCTTGGTCGCCGGTTCAGGGGTCAGTAGACTCTTCAGGAGGCGTAACAATGGCTCACAACGCTGCAGAAGCAATGTCTGAGGTGAAGAGAAAGTCAGCCCTGATTTCTCTGTATGTCGACGAGCCTACTATTCTCGCAATCGTTGGAGACTACACTTCGATGGTTAATGGGGCTGCGGCATATGACATTGACGGAGCTGCTGTTGCGTGCCTGCGTTACGCCAGAGGAGTGATTCCGCTACAGAAGCGTATTGGCGAAGTTCAAGTCGTTTACGAAGCAATTGACAACACCATCAACGCTATCACAGGGCCGGGTGGGAACATTCCATTCACACACCCTGTGTATGCGTATGGAGAGAACATTACGAGTGGTTTAGAAGTAGAGGACAGCAGAGACGAGCCCGAGGTCTTCAGGAATGGAGAGGATAACAGATGAGTCTACTTGACGCGTGGCCTGAACAGAAAGCTGCATATGCTCGGCTAATTGCAACGTCTACTAGAGGGGCCGGAGGTATGATAGGTAATACATTTACAACTCAGGCCACGCCAATTGTAGGTATTCTGCTCGCAGCCTCTCGTGGAGTTCTCCACTTGGTAATGGGAACAGCTGATACAGTGACGCATGTGTTCTATACAACGGACTTGATTGTTTCAGGCGACAAGATTCAGAACATTGATGGTAAGACTTATGCGGTCGGTAAGGTTACCACTCATTGTGATGAATACGCGGAGGCGTGGTTAAATGAGCTCCCCTAATATGGATGCATTGAAAGCGCTAGTTGCTGCGCGAGCTGCGAAAGCAGTCGAAGTAGCTGCCACTCATTTGGCTACTCAATGGAGCCTTGTTCGTCCTGGAAGTACTAAGGAACAAATGTTTGAGGCGCATGTTGAGCAGGAAGGCGCTTCTGCAAAAGTTGTTATCGATTCGGATATTGCAGCATTCATTACTTTTGGAACCGGAGTCTATGGCGGGCCAGAGAATGCTCCTCACAGAATGACTCCTTGGGTATACTATGATGACAGGGAGATGGGATTTCGTACTACGTGGGGGACACACCCTCACCCGGACTATCAGGCCGAATTTGACGCCGAGCGCGAGGAAATGATGAAGCTCATGACGAGTGCCATGTCGGATGAACTATGATGACGCATAGCGAAGTCGCAGCTTACTTCAATGCGGTTCTTCCAACGTACTATATATATCCGGACAAGCCTATCTTCGACACGTGTCCGTGTATTACGTACAAGTTGTCTGAATCAGGTCCCGAGAATCGGCGTCAACTAACGGTCTACTTGGATGTGTGGTGTTCTCTTTGGACGTATATTGAGAATACAGATAAGGTATCTAAGGCAATTGAAGGCTTACGCCGTAAGTCGGCTGGGCCTACGTGGACTGACTATTTTGATCCTTCGATCACATTGAAGGATGGTACGGTGGGATTATCTCACCGTTCATACGTATTCACTTTGAATTAGGAGGAAGAAATGCCTGAAGCTACTCTTCGTGTTCCAGATAGCATTCATGAGATCTCTGCCGGAGCTCTTATTACGTGGTTCACTCCGACCGATACAGACGGAGATGAATTCGCCAACACTTCGGGGACGGTTATGGTCCTCGTCAAGAACGATAGCACGACTCTTCCTGTAACGGTCACAGTTGTCTCTCCCCAGCCGTGCTCCAGAGGGTACTACCACGACGTCGTCGCGGAGGTGGCTTTGGGAACTACTTGGGGATCAACGATCTTGGCGGCTGACTTGTTCGCAGTCCCAGAGACCGGCATAACCGTCATCAACTGTTCTGCGGTCACGGATGTGAAGATGGCTCTCATCCAGCTCTCTTTCGTCCCTGACGTCATCTAGGGAGGATATCATGGCTGATCAAGTGTTTATGTTCGGTCTTGGTGTAGGAACCATAATCACCATTGCGAATGGTCCTACACTAGTCGTAGTCGAGTCATTCGACAACGATGCTACTGGAGACACCTTCAAGCTCCACGGAAACAACGTCGGGCAGACGGTCATTGCAACTCGCGTCTCGAACATCGAGGATAGCATATCCTTCGTGGCAGAGTGCTCAAGCTATGTACGTGCAGCCGCCCTGATGAACAAATCCTGCACTGCCACAATGAAGGATGATTCTACCCTTCAGGGTGGTCAACTGTCTGGTCCTGCCGCAGTGGTAGGAAGAATCACGGCTTGCAAACTTTCTGGTGGCCGTGGTCCATGGCAGTACAACATCACGATGGCCTGCAACGCAATATAAGACCAGCTAAAGGAGAAGATAATGGCTGACACAGAGAACAAAGAAGAGAAGATGGTATGGAGCTGGGAGGTTGTTGAGCGTGTTTACAACACGTCGAAGGTCAACATCTCTACCCTGAACCTGCATGATATGGTCAACACCTCTCCGACATGCCAGAGAGCGATGGTCAACGAATACAGAGGCTTCAAAGGAATGGCCCCTGTGGATACTTCAGTCCGGGTCGACGGTAAGGAGGTCGACGAGGTCATCGCATCTTTTTTCGGTCTTGCAATCCAGAAAGCTGGGGAACCGAAGAAGCCGGATACTGGAGCGATACCGCCGACTTCTACCTAAGTGCCAAAGAGTTGCTGCCGGGGTGGACTAAAGCGGAAGTAGACGCCACCCCGCTCCAGCTCATAAAAGCTCTGCAAAGAAGGTCTCGAGGAAAGCCTATCAATAGAAAGGCAAGTGTTCTCGAGATGTGGAGGAGACGTGGACAATGACTTCAAGATAGAAGGGTCTATAGACCTCAACGATGTTGGAGCACGCGCGCAAATCGACGCGTTGATGAAGTATGCCAACGAGGTGCTCGGCTCAAAGACTCCTATATTTGGCCCAAGAAGTAGTGCTCCTCTAGCTGGAGCTACAGCTCACGGCGAAACAATGCAGGAGTTAACTCTTGGTCGATATGCACAGCTTCCTGCAGGAAAAGCTCCATCCGCTCTTGGCTCACAGGATTTAACTATCTTAGCGGCTTATATTCAGTTGTTAAGTCAGGCTATTCAGAAGGTGCAAGAACTTACAAACGCGGAGTCTCGTTACACGCCCATGACGTTTACGGCATCTGGGACTGGATCGGCCGCGGGTATGGCTGAAGGGGCTGAGCAAATACTTAGAGGAGCCCAAGTATCAAGTTCTGAAGTTGCTGATTTTGCGTATCGAAGCCAGCCAAAATCTGAAGCTACAATTACTGCAGATACATATCTTACTGACGAACAGAAAGCGCTCCGCGACAAAACTGCTGCAGCCAATGTTGCAGTTCCTGTTGATGCAGATGTAACACCTGCAGAAGCTACTATCGGCAAATTGCAGACGAGTGTCGAAACAAAGACGATCAAAATTCATACCGTCGCCGAAACTAGAGACCTCGAAACGCTGCAAGGTAGAATCACCGACCTGCAATTTAAGATGGATGCTGCGCGTCAGCGTGGCGGCGGAGTATCTAAGCAGCGTGGTGTATATGCTGGTGACGAAGAGCGGATGAAGGCGCTGCAAGACATCTACGACACGAAGGCTAGCACTTATGGATGGAAGCCGGATAAACAAACGGCTACAGCTGAAGTTGCGCCTGGAGCTGCTGCAGTAGATCCTTATGGATTAGCAGGCCAGAGAGCAAAGTTTGAGGGTATAAATGCGTCTATAGATGCCCTAAACGTAACAGCCGCAAGAAAAGCGAAAAGCGGTATGCAGCTTGGATCAGAGGATCAGAGGAATTTAGAGATTTTGCAGGAAAAAAGAGCCTCTGTACTTTCTACGATAGAAGCTCTAGCAGCTGGAGTCGAAGGTAATACAACTATCGGCGTTAAGCCGGATCTTACACAGCAGGTGGCGGCAGCCGGAGTTAGTGCGCAGGCTGCTGAAAAGGCCCAGCTAGCTTATGCAACAGCTCAAATGGCAGCTTCAAATCCCGACTTAGTAGCAGACAAACATTTGTCGGATGCGGATGCTGCAAAGGTACGTGATACAGGACTGGCATATCTTGGGCAACTTATTTACTCTCGCGACAAAGATAAGTTCAAGCCTTTTGGGGGCGCAACTCCAGATATAGGTTCAATTAAAAGTACTCTTGGTGACGCTCTAAATACACTCATTCCGGGATGGAAAGAAGGCCAAGTTAGTAGTGCACATCCTGAAGACTGGAATCAGGATTACGGCTTCGACTACAAAGCTTTTGCAGGCAAGACGTTAAAGTCAGATTATTCGCCAGACACTCTGATATCAACTCAGTTGAGAGCTGCCGGAATGATTGAACCTGGCCGCAAATTAGGCGCTACTTTTGATGCTCTACGTTATCCAGCGATGGACGTAGGAAATATAAGTTCAGATTTTGTAGGTAGTGCGGCTGCTATGCAGGAGGCAGTACAAGCACGTGAGCATCCTGAATGGGCAACACCCGCAGATATACAGTTGGCTCGTCAACAGGCTACAAGTACGATTTCGATGGGTGATACGGAGAATGCACTTTCCATGCCATCTATCAACGATCCTCAAGTTATTGCGAATCTGGAGAAGATCATTTCGGATCGTATTCTAAACACAATTACTACTGCCCTTCAGAATGGCGAGAAGCTTGCTCCTAATGTAGTACAGGCGGGGCAGCAAATGGGCTTCTTGAACGAGAAGGGAGGACTTGCAGCTGGAGCTCAAGGCGCTGCAGGAATTAACATTGAACGCAATCAGGACACTCGTGCCCTTACAGATACGCAAGGCGCCGTCGATACCCGGAACGCAAATGCCCATATAGCAGATCTAAGGTCTCAAAGTTCTGCTATGTCGCGCGTAGGACGAGAAGCCCTTGCAACTAGTGCTGCAGTTGGTATGGCTTTTGTTTCGATGGTAAAGGCTTCAGATACTCTTAACTTTGCTACAAGTAAGCTCAATCAGGCAATGAAGTCCACAGGAGAGTATTCTACAAAGGCGGCGATAGGCTTCGACTATCAAGCCACGTCGCTCTTGAAGTTGTCTGGAGATCAAGTAGCGACTACTTTGAATGCTATGGCCTATGCAAAGTCGTTGCAGATGACTAACGAAGAAGTTGCAGCATTAACTCCGCGTATGGCAGACATTTCTGCTGCGCTCGGCATAGATATGCAAACCGCCTTCAAGGCATCTTCGTTGGCTCTCAATGGTATTACAACTCAAATGCGCCGCATGGGCTTCTATGTTCAAGTAGGTGCAGATGGGTTTGTAGGTCTAGACGACATCCTAAAGGCAACTGCCGGCGTTGAAGGCATGGCTGAAGTTCATGGACAAACTTTAACTGGAGCTTTAGATAGGCTTAGAGGAACTGCCGCACTTGTTGGGGCATCCTTTGGAGATACATTATCACCTGCTTTGGTTACCGCCATCAACGGTATTACAAACATAGTAGGTAGCTTTGCAAACATGTCTGATGAAGCCAAAGAAACTATCGGAATTATTGCCGGTGTAAGTGCGGCGGTCGTTGGTTTAATTGGGTTCCTGGGAGTTCTTGGGGCTTCGATAGCAGGAATTAAAGCGGGACTCGGAGTTCTTGGAATTACTGGTGCCGCTGCTGCTGCTGCTATTCATACGGCAATAGGTGTGGGAGGAGCTACTGCAGTCGGTGCTGGGGCGGGTGCAACAGCCGCCGCGGTTGCTGCTGAGACTGCAGGTCCAATAGTTGGCGGAACTCTTGCTGCAGAAGGTGCAGGCGCGGCAGTTGGAGCAGTCGCATTAGCTCCAGTAACTGCGGGCATCAGTTTGGTGGTAGGAGCATTGTTCGTTGCGGCTGCAGCTGCTGTAGTGTACTACGCGAACAAGCACAAGAATGATCCAACATCAGTACAAACCGAGGCTGCCAAAATTAAAGCTGCCAGTGTTGCCAGCAGCACCATATCATGGGCAGATCCTGAATTCTTGAAGGGCGCAAAAAATCATACGCTGGGCGACATAGTAGCACCAGGAGCTCAAGCACCCGAGACAACATATACCTCATTGCGAAACGGCACTCCCTATTTAGCGCCCGAACTTTCTGCAGATGCTAAGACTGCCTTTGATAGTATGACCGACAAGATGGTCGGTCTGGAGAAGGGCAACCTGGCATCGTCTCAAGCACTACTTAAGACGGAATGCGCTGCAATGATTAGTCTTGCTGGAACTGCAGCAGATTCAATTAGACCTACTGTCGATAAGTACTTCAAAGAACAATCTGCAGCTAATATTAAGGCAGCCAATATGGAAGTTAATACGCAGTATGCTCAGATTGGCATGTCAGACGCTCAAACTCAAATCGACAACCTCAAGAAGTCTATCAATGATGCATATGACGCCGGAGAAAAAACTCCTGTTCAGCGCGCGAAAGCGGATGCAGACATCGCGGCGGGAACAGCGAAGATTGTGAAGGCAGCCAATGCAGATATTAACACCCGCTACGCTCAAATTGGTATGACAGACACACAAGTTCAGATTGACAATCTCAAACGCACTGTCAACGATGAATATGCAGCCGGACCTCAAACTCCTGCAATGCGAGCGAAAGCAGATGCAGTCATCAAGGCAGAGACGAAGAAGATTGAAGAAGGGTCAACGAAGCCATTTGCACCCATCAGCATTGAGGGTACCAATACCAATGCGTTACTACCTTTCATTGGAAGTCTGCATGGCGGTGTAACGAAACCGAAGCCTCAGGAGATAGCACTCAAACTGACTTGGGATGGATCGTCAATACGTATTGACGACAAGACATGGAGCAGCCCTCAATTAGCGTCCAAGATGGCTGCAGCAGTTATGAAGCTCGCTACGTCAATGGTCAAGAACGCAAGTCTTGGAGGATAGTATGGCCGAATACACACTTCTGGAAGACGCAACAAACGAGAACGCTAAGTACAGAATTGTAGACGACTCGTATGACTACCCTCATCCCAACAACACCACAACTGCCGGAATTAACAACCTCATCGTTCAATGCGGAATACCATGGAATGATCGCTGGATTGTGTACGAAATCTATACTGCCGCAGCACGCAAAGAAGTTATGGATGCCATATATAACACCCTCTTAGCCGGAGATCGTATCTCTATTCGTGGCACAGTATACTTCATGACCGGCTGCGACTGTACAGACGCCATCTTCACGGATGATCTCGCCACCAGTCCCCCTGTGAAATCATGGAAGTACCGGATGACCTTCGTTAGGTGACATGACCTACGCATATAAGATTCCTCCGGTAACGATAACAATTCCTGTGGGGGGAGATATTACATCAGGACTTGCACCCAAGTTCAAGCCTGCAACGTGTACTTGGAGCGGCAACATTTTCTCCACTGCTAGTGCGACTATTGATGGTTACGAGTTCTCTTATGTGACCCCCAAGAAGTATATAGATGGTCACAACTATGGTGGGATATGGGTTATTACTTGCAAAGGTCAGAACTACGTTTATATGCTGGATGGTCTAAGCGAAGGTCATTTACAAAATAGGACCTTCAGGCTCGTAGATTTAACTACTCAGTGGGATGTGCTTTGGACGCAGGACAGGATTACAGCAGCAACACTAGTCGCTGCCGGTAAGGGAGCTACTGTTGGAGGACTTATTAATTATATAGCCGCTAAAGCAGCTGAGATTTCGTTAGTTGCACTAGACAGGCAACTCATTGACACCACCTTGTTAGACGACGTTATGGACGGAGCTACTACTCTAGAGCGTACAACCTACATGGTTGCGAATAGCACACGCCTGGCAGAACTTAACCGCCTCCTTTTGTGGTTCGGATATACTTGCTACGCAGAGCCCGCTACCGGAAAGATTTCGCTAATT